CTCTAAATTCATCTAAAGAAAGATTGACCATGTAACGTCTGCGCTCTTTATCGGTTAAAACAATAATATTAACTGGTTCCGTTGCTTCTTCGGGCTCAATACCAAGAGCTTTTTTCTCTTCCATATCTTCAATATAAAGCATGCCAGTATCAATCATATACTTGAAACCTTTATCATACATTAGCTGTTCAAGTACTTCGTGTTCCACGGCGAACTTAGCGCCCTGAGCAACCCAATCATGCCGGAATGGAATTTCACGAACTTCTACGAAAACCGAACCATTGATGGTATTCACAATATTAACTTTACTCATTAAAATTCTCCTTTAACTCCTAAATTGAAATAGGGAGAGGGAGTCTATCCCTCTCCCCTTATGATTATCCTCAGATATTCTCGTAAGGATTGTAATATGTTTGGTCAACGCCAGTGTTCTTATAAACACCCCAGTTATAATGTGTAAGGATCGCGCAACCCATTTTCTTGTAAGCATAAACTTCAAGAGAATTATCGCGGTTCTTGAAATCATTAATCTGAGTCTGACCTTCAAGCACAACCTTGACAACCTTTTCGCCAGTAGACGGAAGGATGTAAGCAAGCTGTGGATCAACATAAGTGGTGTTATTATTTTCATCCGTAAAGGACTGCGGGATCTGAACGATCGGAGCACCACGGAAAATGTTGATATAGCCGGTACGATGAATCTGCTCGATATCATCTGGTGAGTAAACACCAGCGACACCGCCGTAGTTCTCACTAGAACCAACGGTCACAGGAACGATAGCATCAGCGCCCATGTCAGCGATGAACTCAGGCGGCGCAAAGATAACAGGATTACCATACGCACGAACAACGCTCATCAGCTTAACCATCTTATCAGCACTAAAGTGATTAGATGTAGCCTTATTTGCAGCAGGACGATCAGCAGCATCGTAAGCAGCACGAAGAGCGCGCTGGACTTCGACGAAAACAGCATCTGTCAGACCCTGGGTCATGATATCCATAACTTCGGCAAGGGATTCAGCACCATCAAGCATGCGCTCGAAGTCGATTGTGGCACCGCCACCAACCGCATGAGCGGAAAGCTCGAATGTACGGCTATCAAGACGGAATGTCTCGTACACGCCAGAAAGACCAACCTGAGTCAGGAACTTCTTCGCACGAGCCTTGCCAGTCTTAACTTTGAACAGAGCCTTCTGACCCTGGCCAACAACCTGAACTTCCGCGAACGGAGACAGAGCGGCGATAACGTTCTTCGGCATAACCTGATCGATGGTCTCGATCATAATTTCATAAATGTCATAACGGTTCTTCATGAACTGGTTAACAGAGCCAGCAAGTTCACGTAAACCATCGACAAAAGCAGCATTAACATCAACGTCCTGATTTGCAAAGCAAGCAGGAACCGTGCCCTTAGCAGCGTGAAGGGCGATCTCTTTTAATTCACTAATAGTCATAATAATCTGCCCTCCTCAATTATTCTGCGATGCAACGGAACTTGATACCAAGTTTGCCGTCAGGCATCGTTGTCTTTTCAATAACTTCCAGAACAGGACCAAATGAAGGCTTGCTGGAACCAACTAAAATTGTACCATCGGAGCTAGCGCCACCATACAGCTTGTTGGTCTTATAAGACGCAAGCGCGGATTCAAACGCAGCATCACTGTCATAAGCAGTACCATAGCTCACGCAGTTTGTGGTGAACTTATCGCCTACAGACAGATATCCGAGACGTGGGAAGAAGTCATCTGTCCCATTGAGATAGAAATTCTTTAAACCAGGCTTGCGTTCATCATACATATGCTCAGCACTGTAATTTAAAGCGATCGGCAGAGAGCTATCGACAGCGAACTTAATTGTGCGGTTCGCAGCATCGACAGCAAGCAGCATACCGTTTTCAAGCTTCGCAGTAGCGAAGTCTGTGGTATCAGGAGCACACTGGGCTTCGATACGACCGTCACGACGGAAAGCACAGTTGTTAATTTCAATCTGGCCATATCCATCAATTTGCAGTCTTGCCATTATTTTATTCCTCCATTATTTCTTATAACGAGATAAAATTTCTTCGACACCAGACTTTTGTGTGTCTTTTAATACGTACCCAGCAGCAGGCTGAGTGAATGCCGCGCCACTCTTTTTCAGTTCATAAGCAAGATGCATATCAAGATCTTCGACAGTATACTCATCAAGCTTTGCTTTATAAGTATTAATGACTTCCTCGGAAAGCTTGTCAGCATACTCTGCAATAACAGCTTCCTTGTGCTGCGTCTCGACGTTGTGCTTATAATCTTTCAAAGAGTTATTTTCTTCGACAAGAGCTGAATACTGGGTGTTCAGATCGTTATACTGACCTTCAAGGGCAGTATATTTTTCTGTTCCAGCTTCCGCTTCCGTATTTAAAGTAGCAATAGTTTCAGTCATCTCGTCAATTTTGGCGCTATAACTTTCACAATTTTCTGCATTTTGCTCGGCATTTGTTAAATTTTCAGATACTAATTCATAAGTATCGCCATTTAACTTGCGTAATGTATCTAAAGTGTTTTTTTCGTTTTCTGTAACATCAATGACATAAACTTGAATGCGATCACCAAGTTCAACACTATCAAGTTCATCATTCTTTACATAATAAACTCTTTCATAATTTCCAGTTTCAAGAGAGACCACAAGTGCATATTCGTCAAACACTTCACAGATCGAATATTCACAAGTCCAATTACCCTCTTCGCAGTAATTCGGATTTAATAACATCCAAAGCGCACGATATTTCTGGTCATCAGAAAGTTTAAAATTAATTTGTGACATTTCCGATTCCTCACTTAACATAGTAAATTCTTTGATCTTTTGAATCGTACTACGAATAGATTCTTGTAATGAGAAGAAAGATGCTCCTTCAAAACAAGGTTCTACATTATCACCAAGAACTTGTAAGCCTAAGAAACTACCATGCTCAAAGATAATATATCTCTAACCCTACAGGATAGCGGTATGGTACTGTAATGATGGCTCATACAGCTCCATAGATTGGCCTTTACCAACAATTTGTGACGCTTCGGGATATAATGAAGTAAAAAGTAAAACGTCGGTGCAAGCGTATGTACGCTCAACACCATCTTCGTCCAAGTGTTGCTCCCACGCAAAATTATTAGATTCCGGTACAATACCATAAATCTAACCATCTTCGCGCGATTGGCCGTGATCACTAAAATCATCACCAACATATATACCTTTAATCGGTACATAGTGTAAGGTTGAAATTAACTCATTTGCAAATTCGTCGGTAATAAATGTACCATTGCGATTCGCGCCTTTATAGAAAATGCGGCAACGAGCTTTTGATAGAACATCATTATAGACTGTAATCTACCCATAAATACTAATCGGAAACTCAAATTCAGATTTACTCATCAGAGCCTCCCTAATGATCAAGCGACTCTTCATTCTAAATTGTCTTTAATGCTTTATCTTCATTAGCTAGCGGTGGTCTGCCCACATCACCAGTGCCAGACTGAGTATAAGAAGATGATAGCGGTAACAATTTCGTATGAAGTTCTAATAGATCATTTTCTAATTCTTTAACGTTGGAAAGTTCTCTCTAACTAAGTCCACTTGCCAATGCTGGAATAAGAAAACTGTAACCACTTTGGGCAAGTTTGAAACTATCTTTAATATAATCGCTTTGATTATAATAAGTAATAGGTAAAATCGTGTATTTAAAAGTAATATTAGAATTTGCAAATAGTGAATTGATAATAAAACTTATAAATCTTGAGTATTTTGTACCTAAAACCATCATTAACGCCGTATCATTTCTGATAGACGTTTCTAATGCCTAACTTCCTGTGGGCGAAAAAATCTGAGTACTAGCGCCTGCTTCAGAATAGACGTTTTGCAACATTTTTTCTAATGAAGCTGACACATTTTCCGCAGTCGTTTTTGATACAATTGCATCCACGTCAGCATAAGTTGTCAGAATTGACAAATTCTTATTACCGTGCATCATATTGACTGCGCCACGATGCATTTCTAAAGCTTCATCTGGCTCAAATAGAAGTTGTCCATCGGCTAAGTGCGGGATTTTCTGAACGATAATCTTGCGAATTTCTTCAAGTTCGCGCTCGCGCTCTGTATCAACGGCATCTTCATACTGAATCGTGGCCGGAATTACATCCAAGAAAAGTGGTCCACATAATTCGAAAAATGAAAAGCAAATTCCGATCTCAGCTGGTAATCTTACCCAAGCCGTCAAGTCACTTCCTGCTTTTATATACTTGTTATAATGCTTGCGCACTATTTCAGGATAAGTAGATAAAGCAACTTTCCGTAAGTCGGGATCGTCTATGGTGTTAAAATATGTCACATTAAATTCAACAATATCATTTCCATGGAAATCTTTGAATCTTGAGCGGCAGTATTTTGTGGGTAGATCAAACATAACAAATTCATCTTTTGTTAAAGTATTGATAACACCATAATAACATCCATCTATTAAGGCTTTTAAAGTAACCCGTGTCAATACTTCTTGCAAATTAAGTCTATCAACGTAATCAATTGCATTGTGATACCTTTTGGCAATGTGTGGAGTGGAGAGTTTTTTACCAAAACCTGGATTTGGGATTAATAATCCCTAGTAGGTTAACAAAGTAGCATAATAAAAAATGATTCGTCTGTAAAGACCCTTATGCTCAAAGAAATCACGGGATAACTTTTGCTATTCTTCGATACTTCCAGAATTAATAATTTTTTCAATCTCTTCTGGTTTGTACTCGCGTGCTGCATGACGCCAAGCGCGTTCTGCTGAAAACCAGCGTTCCCAAGCTTGTTCATTTGCCGCGATTATTTCCTCTTGTATTTTTTTGAAGGCAGTTAAATCAACTGATCGTTCTTTCATTTAATTTACTTCCCTCCAGTAAAAAATATTAGGCTTCTTGACCCAAGAGCAGCTTTACGCTTATTTTTCTTAAACATCTCTTCTTCGAGTTCTTTAATCCGCCATTGGCCATAAGCAAAAGCCGAATATTTATCTTTTGGAAAACGAGAGTTGATCTATTCAAGAACTATATCTAAACCTGTTCGTTTAAGTCGAAGGTTAGCCATCTCTTCAAATAATTTAGTGGTGAGTTCGTGTGGCATTAAACGCCGAACTCGTTTTTCAAAACTCATATGCGAACCCGTCTTAGTAGCCATTAGCGCAGCACGCGCTTCTTGTTCGGTAATAAGGAATCTTACTAGGCCACTATTTAAACGGGTATACGCATTAGAATGAATTTTGGAGTTTAAAGGTCCATTTGCTTTTAATGAGTAAAGAATTAGTGGAATGTCTTTAGGTTGAATTTTCTTATAATCATCATTATTAAAAAATCCATAGGCTGGCCATTCAATTCCCTAATCATCTATCTATGGCCGGATCATTTCGTCCGCAAGACCAACGCCCAATCCATTACAGTCAATTACGACTTCTCTTGGATCATAAAGCTAAATGAGACGCTTTAAATCAATTGCCTGCTAACTAAATTGTTTTGTTTCAGCTTGGCGCCCGAGAACTTCAATATAAACAAGTGTTGAAAACATTTTGCTCTCACGAATATTAACGCGCCATACACAAGCAACAGTTTGGTCAGAAAGACGACCTACGTCCACTGATATTAAGTAGAACACATTAGGATCTTCTCTAAATTTTTGCTTCCATTCTGGATTTTTTAGTTTTCGATAACGAGAAATTTTTTCAAAGTCAAACCAACTTTCTTCGCTACCACCCAACCATGTACCCATATACTCGGCCGCGAATGTTTGCTCATTATAAGACGGAGACAATTTTAGGTTACGGACATAATTATTATCAATTAATCCGTGCATAGCTGGAATTCTATAATCAAGACCAATACAGAAATTATGTTCGGGGTCTATAATTGCTTTTTCAAACGTATCTATAAGTGCTTCGTAAGCAAAAGACGACTTAGTGCCCGCACTAGTCGCATAAATAACTTGTGTATTGATTTTTTCGTAAGGATTTACAAGTCCATTGACCATACGACGGGATACGTTCATCTGCGGCAGAATGATTTCTGCAATTGCGTCGCCGTCTTGGTCGCGCACTTCATCAATAAGAGTTGCGTGTGTACGGATACCACGATCCGAGTCCAGCGCGCCAACGATGGAGAGACGTGAGCCATTCTTAAAATAGAGATCACAATAATCCTTACCAAAATTAGCTCTTACTCCATCACTTGATGAAGCAGAATATTCAAGTTCATTCTTTAATAAAGGCCAAATCTTCCAAATTTCTTTTATTTTCTATTGGGAGATTTTCGCAGCCTGCGATTTGTTCGGCGCAACGATCGATCCGACATGTCCAGGAATAAATATACACTATAAATACTTTGCAAGAATAGATAAGAATGTTTTCGACGTAGCACGGGCCGCAGTAATATACAAGGTAGTATATCTCATACAAGCTCTTAAGAAAATTCGCTAGTACGGAAAAAGATCGAAGTTAGAATTAACTGGTTTTATCATATCCAAATATATATCCGGATAGGCCGCGTATAGACACCAGCAATCATATAACAACTCTTCATTTTTCCTTAACCAATTTTCACTTATAACAACACCTTTTTCTAATTCAATATTATCTCTATATATTTTTTCCTATCGGTTAAACCGAGTTTTGGTAGGGTCGCGCAATGTAATCATTTCTTGTTCCATTACACGCCCATACCTCCTGTCGGATCAAATTCGTCTTCTTCATACTTTCCATAGACTTCATTCTCATATTCATCAACATCAAACTCTGGTTGAATATCATAAATATTCGAACTTTCTTCAAATTTGGTCGCATTTTTTAGTGCTTCGATACGTTTTGTAATTTCATCGCCAATGCCACCTTCATTAATATAAAGTCTTTGGTTATATGCTTCAATATTTTTAATTGACTCGTCAATTATATCACGAGTAGTACCGTCATAGAACTTGTTTTGACGACCTCTTTTCTCAAGCCACATACCAACTTCCGCAAATGAATCAAAGTCGGCTGCATTTTTAGTATTCTTAGGTGTAAATTCCGCAGCTTTGATAAGTTTGTCATAAGAAGCCAAAAACTTATCAACTTCTTTATCACCAGCTCTTATTCTACTATCAATTTCAAGGGATAACTTACAAATTTTACGTGCTTGGTCTTCTTGTAGTGATCCCGACACATTTTGGGTAGCCAATACACCTTTGTAAAGGTCTTCAAGGTACTCTAATTCTGATTTTTCATAATTAGCGCCCCATATACTCTAAAGTTCTTGAACGTACTAATCATTTACGAGTGGGATTTCATCTTCGATTAGTCCGGCTTCGCGCAGTGCTATATATTGCTTATTATAGTCTGCCCATCCCAGGTTTCGATATGCTTCGGCCGCAAATACTTTAGAGTAAACGGGCCATATACTCTGAGTATCATTCAAATCTTGGATTCTAACCCACTCTTTTACGATAAATGGGATGTCAGCCCACTAACAAAGTTTGTCGATTGCATCCCATGAATAATTATTATCTTTTAAATACTCATCTACACAGCTGTTGCAGATGGGAAGGAAATGATCTGGATAAAAGATTGAATGAGTTGGCGCGAAATCATCAGTAGAAGTTGTCATGTGACACTTCGCGCAAGTCTTAGTTAGACTCTACTTCTTTTGGATTTTTGGTTCTATTCCCATTAACCATAGCCTCCGGCGCATTGTTCGCATCATGTAAAATCTTTAAAAGTTCACGTTTACGTTTGCGGGGAGCTGCTTCAAATGCATTCAGCACATCTTCATAGATGTCTGCAAAATCTCTTACGTTTTTATCATCTATAAGTTGAACTTTTAAAATACGTGCTACTCCTAAGAATAGCTCCGGTGCCTTAATATTAGAAATTTCTAATATAAACTTTTCATTAAGTGTAATTGCTCTCATTGAGGTTTTCCTCCTTTTCGTTTAATCTTCTCGCAAGCTTTACAACGTGGAGAAAATCCGTCATTTGATCTCTATCTTCTGACAAAATTGGTCTCATTTAAAAGTAAGACTCGGCCGCAATCTTTACAAGTTTTGAAGTTCTCGGGAAAGAATAAATTTTCAATAATTTGTTTGTGAAGTGCGGCGGTATCACAAATGCCTTGCAGGCATTTCTAAACATAAAGAGTTGAGATGTAGTTTGGGGAGTATTTGCGGCCAAACTAGGAATTGATTTTGTCAGCGATGAGTTGGTTTGATTCTTTTTTGATTTTGAGATTTAAAATTTCGCGATGTAATGGCTCTAAGGGCGCGAGACTTAAATAAGAGTGGAGAATACGTTTAAAGATGTCGTAATTGGAGGATGAGTCGGGCGCAGCTTCGAGAGAATCGTAAATGTTGAAAAAAGTGTAGAGATGATCTCGATTACAAAAGTCAAAGTAGAAACGTTCAGTGTCTTTGCGCCATAAAAGCTTTGAAAGCTTTTGGAGGTCTGAGTCGGTGAAATCGTCTGGTTGCGGGAAGCGATCATTGCGCCAGATTTTTGAAAAGAGATCGGGATCATAGGTGATGTTGAGCGGGCGCAATGTAATCTCATCTCCAAAACTTGGAGGTTCTTGGACTTCAAAGTTTGGAGTGGGATTTGAAAGCATTGTAGATGAATACGAATCTTTGAGGATGTATTGTTGGGTGCGTAAGTCGACGAGTTCACGTTTTAGTTTGAGATAATGGTAGGGGCTTAGTTGGCGGGCCTTCTAAGCCAGACTTTGAAGCTCAACTTCAGAGAAGCGTTTTAAAAGTTCGTCGCGTAAAGGCGTTTTACGCTTGTCGTGATCGAGATCATACTATTGAACTAAAAATTCTGTTTCGTCAATTTGGCGCCAGAGTGCTTCGAAGTCGGCGATTAGGTGCGCGGGACAGTTTTTTCGGGTCTACGAGCGTGAAAAGACATTACGCGGAAGTTTTGAAGGTGGATCAGATGGCCGGCGCAGTGTATTTTCGTTGAATGTAGGAGATTCAATTAAAGCGTCGAGAGATTCGACTTTTTGGTTGGATTGATTCCATTTTGAGTAAAGGTCGAGACCTTCTTGGAGACCATTCAAACCATTTTCGCGATTTTTACCCCATAATATATAATCGCTAATGGTGTTTAATTCGGTGGGAGAGAGCGTTATATCATTGGTTAAATGATCTTGAACGTACTTAGCGCGCTCGTCTCTCCATTCAAGTTTAAAGTCAAGTTGTATCATTTATATGCGCCAGAGTTTAGACTGGACTTCTCCTTTGTATCTATTCTAATTATACAAAAAATTGGGGAAAATTGCAAATTTTGATTTTTGGTTTTGTTGAAAATGAATTTTTAATTTCGTAGGGAAAATGTACCAGGCCCGGCGCGTCGCTTTTGTGCAATTTGCATAATTCCGTAAAGTACCGCCCCTCTTTTTTTGTGCAATTTGCACAATGCCGTAAGATGATCCAGTTCGTCAAAATGCACAAAAAATCCCGAAAAAAAAGTTTTATTTTGTGCAACTTTTTTTCATTTTTCGCTTGACATTTAGACGATATAGGCTTATAGTGGTATCATAAGATAAAGGAACGGCGTGCCGATACAAAAGACGCCGACCGAACAAGTGTTCGGAAGAAAGGAAGAAAATGAACCGTAAACAGTACTTTGAAACTCTTGCAGGTTTCCGCACCTATGCCGAAGAAAACGACGTGTTTCATAAGCCCGTCAAAGGCGAACAGTGCAACTTTGGCGCGCTCGGCTATGTGTATCAAGGTGAGGTCGGTGTGTTCCTCGGCTACACTCGCGGACAGCTCGGTCAGAAACGTGGCTCGTCCGATACCCTGCCGGATTTCAAGGCGGGCGGGCTTGTCCTCGAAACGAAACAGGGCGCGAGTAACCTCGACATTCTGGTCGGCTCGAAAAAAGTTGACTATGTGTGCTACTGCCCCGACTTCCGGCTCGGTGATAGGGTCGAACTTGTATCCTATGTGATGAGCAAGCAAAACTTCCTGACAGTCCTGACAGAGGCCGGACTTATCCGACAGAAGAAAGCGACGGACGGAACGTGGCACACCTCCATTCAGTCCTACAAGAACAGTAAGAAGAAATACGAACTGTTCCTCGACCTGCTCGACGAGTACAACGAAATGAGCCTCGAAGAGTACAGGACAATGGCAAAGGCGAGGGCGAAGAGGGGCTAAGCCCCTCGCCCTCGGGCCTCGGCCTCAAAGCAAAACAGAAAGGAAGAACAAAACAATGTGGTATCGTATTCAGAAACTGAAAGACGAGCGGGCAACACTCAAGGAAGAAATCCGCAAGGGCAACGCTACAAAGGCCATTATCGACCGCATCTTTGAAATCAACTTGCTACTTGACAACATCTATTACATCGACGACGAGGGGCTGTAAGCCCCTCACGGGAAAGGAGAACAAAATGGCAAAGAAAACACAAGGCTGGTACTTTTTCGCGGACGGCGCGCAGATTTGGTTTTACGGGTTGAGCGCACAGGAACGCAAGCGCGAGGAACGCGAGCACGGGAAAGTGGTTCGCTTCCTGCCGACAGCATAACAGACGAGGACGGCGCAAGCCGTCCTCTTCCATACCTTAGACGTGGCACGTCTAAGGTTGCCCCTTGACAAGTAGCGCCGTCCGTGCTATACTATCGTCAGATGATAAGGGTAGCGACCAACCGCTAAGAGGAGGAACCAAGATGATGAACCTGACGATTGACCTGACCAAGGGATTTGATGTGATGCGTGGTAAGAAGGTAGTCGAGCACTTCGACAGCTACGACCGCGCCTGGGAGTACGCTCGTGAGCACCACCTCACGCTCCGCTACTGGGCGGTGCAGCCCACCACAGCCGCTGCCCAGCAGACTCTGTGAGTACGTGCTGAAAATAAGTTGATATGTTGGCCTTTCTGGGGAAGGAGTGATGACCCTTCCCCACCCTTTCTATCATAGTTTAGACGTGATACGTCTAAGAAGATTTTATAAATAACTATTGACAAAATACATATATTAGTGTATATTATAGACATAACAAAAAGGTAGTGACTTACCACTAACAAAAAAGGAGAGAAAATGAAAACTTGGAACATTATCAACACTATCGGTCTTGTCGTTCTTCCTATCGCTTTAATCGCACTTATCGGCGTTCTGCTTTGGAATTGTGGAATTATTGCCTTCTAAAAATTGAATAAAAAATAAAAATTAAATATTTTCCGAAATCTTTGCCCTATCGGTTTCCTCCACCGATAGGGTAAAGTATTTTTCAAAAAATACGATTTAGACGTTGTACGTCTAAATCTGCCTATTGACTTTTTCCGAAAAAGTGTTATAATTGTCTTAACAAAACAAGGGAGGAACTAAAAAATGATTAACATTCGAAGCATTAAAAAACTTTCGGAAAATGACGGTCTTACACTTAAGAACGGCGCGAAAATTGCCTATAAATCCGGTTATCAGGTAGCCACAGAAGGCGTCGAGTGCCGGACGGCTCGGGAAGCTATAAATGCTGTAAAATCCTACGCTGGAAACTGCGGGATCTGGTACGCTGGCGGAATTTACTATATCGACAAAAGCAAAAGAATTTCCACGAAAAAGGAAGCTCTGAAAATCGGGCGCGAATACAATCAGATTTCAATCCTTAAATGGTCAAATATGAGTTTGGTTTACTGCTAAAAACAGTAAACCATTTTCAGTTAGACGTGATACGTCTAAATTTTTCTTAAAATATAACTTGCAATTTTCTCAATTTTGTAGTATTATAATTATAGAACAAGAAAGGAGTTCACAAAACTATGATGATTAACCCTGAATATGCAACACCCATTCTCAAACTTGCAAATCTTTGCACATTTAAAAACATTCCCTTCACTCTCAATATAATTTGGGACGGGCTGCAAATCCGCTTCCCTTGGCACCCTGGCGATATGGCTTGCCACGCTGGAACCTACGGACATACAAACGGCTGCGTAGAAAGCTATGAATTCCCGTGGGATAATGGCGATGTTTCGGTTCTTGAACCCGAAGAAGCGGTCGACCTTCTGTTTGATTTATATAACGCATAACTCACACTTTTCGTGTTCTTCATTTTTCCTCCTTTCGGGTTGCGGCAAATCTAAAAAATTTGCCGTAATTCCGAGAGTTAGACGTGATACGTCTAATTTTTTCCGAAAAACTTTCTTGCATTTTTCTCAAAGTATGATATAATAGACTTAGAAAAAGAAAGGAGATTTCTAAAAATGTTTGAAGTTATTTACAAAGGTGAAGTTATCGCAAAAGTCAACACCCTTAAAGAAGCCGAAATCATTCAGAAGGATTGGGATTGTACTTATATTGTTAGTGAAGAAGGGGAAGAAAGAATGACGACTTTTGATATGATTGTTTATCTCAATGTCGTTTTAAGTATTACCGAAGATACTTACATTCGAGATTTACTGAATGAAGTAAAAGAAGAACTTGAAAAACGACTTGAAGAAGAGGGGAACTAAACTTACCTCTCTTGGTCATTTAGACGTGATACGTCTAACTTTATTTTCAAAAAGTACTTGCATTTTTTCTATTTTGTGATATAATAGACTTATCAAAAGAAAGGTAGGTACCCAAAATGTACAATGTAGAACTTCTTGTTAAGAATATGAGAACTGGCGAAGTTTGCCGCAAGGAAATCGTTCCCTATTACTCATTGTGGGCAGCCCGCTGCTGGGCGCGCGAAGTTATCCGCTGCACGGATATCACAAATGTCGATATTATCGACACGGAAACGGGCGAAGTTATGTTAAGTCTTTCCGAAGAGGGTGACGTGGTTTGGGATAGTGAGGGTTAACCTCACTATCTAATATTAGACGTGATACGTCTAAAAATAGTTCTTGACTTTTTTTGAAAAAAGTGTATAATAAAGATAGAAAAAGAAAGGAGGTTTCCAAAAATTATGGAAATCATTTACAGAACCGAAGATGGAAAAGAGTTTTTTTCCAAAAAAGAAGCAGAGCGTCACGAAAAAGAAGTGGCAGAAGAAGGAAAAGAAACATATAACGCAGTTGTATCTGTGACTGGTTTTTTCCAAATCCGTAACATCTGTGGTTTTACTCCGCGAATGGTCGCCGAAGACATTTATAACCATTTAGAAGATTTGGTTGAAGTCGGTGACCTTAATATCGACGAAGCAGATGTTTCCGTCTTTGACTCCAACGATGAAGAATATAACTTTTCGGGATATGAATTATAAGGGGAGAAATCTCCCCATTTTTCCTTAGACGTAATACGTCTAAAATTACTTCTTGACATTTTTCCAAAAATATGTTATACTTGTCTTGTTCAAAGGGAAGGAAAACCCAAAACCGATTGAGACTTGCGGTTGTGCGCCAACTCGCGGACAAATTAAAGGCAGGAAGAGGTTAAAGCCAACAAGTCTCAATCGGCAAAAACCCGCGGGGTAATTAGGTCACTCTCCGCAGACCCGCAAAGCGCAAGAGAACTGATAAAGTTGAGCGTGCGACCCATGAGCGTCCGTAAGACGGGCACCCGCGTTAGAAATCAGTAGACCAAAGATGCCAAGGATGGCACAGGTGGCGTAGAAAGCGCTTCCCGCCTTGGATGGACGGAGCAGAGCCATTTTTAACTTGATTATTTTATGTTCTTCATTTTCCTCCTTTTTCTTTCTTGGCGGCAAGCGTAAAAAACTTGCCGTTCAAGAAAGGAGTTAGACGTGATACGTCTAAATCTATCTCGAAAAAAATCTTGACTTTTTCCGACTTTTTTGCTATACTGTTTACAGAAAGAGAAAGGAGTTTCCCATTATGACCACTATTTTCTTTGATATGGACGGAACGATTGCCGACCTCTACGGCGTGGAAAACTGGCTTGACTATCTTCGCGCCTTCGACACCTATCCGTATAAAAACGCTCGTCCGCTCCTCAACCTGCAAGTGCTGGCTCGTCGGCTGAACCGCTTAACTCGAAACGGCTACGCTGTGGAAGTGATTTCTTGGACGGCTAAGAACTCCACCGCTGAATATGATGAAGCAGTAGCCGCTGCCAAAATCAAATGGCTTGACAAGCATCTGCACTCCGTCAAGTTTCAGAAAATTAACATTGTCGAATATGGAACGCAAAAAGACCTGTTCCGCCATTCCGAAAATGATATTCTTTTCGATGATGAAATCGGAAATCGTGAAAACTGGAACGGCATCGCTTACGATGTAGACAAAATCTTTGAGGTACTCAAAAATGTCTAACAAACACAAGCCGAAATGGACAAAAGCAGAACGGGGACCGACCTTTGTCGGTCTGTCCCCCATTTACGAAAAGACGCGCGAAGAACGGCGCGAAAGTAAATGGAAAAAACATAAAAACCGCCAAATTGACCCCGAAGAATAGACTTCGGGGTCTTAGACGTGATACGTCTAAAAATCTTTTCAAAAAAGGGTTGCAATTTCTCCGATTATATGGTACTATATACTTGTCAAGAGAAAGGGAACACAAAACACTCCCAAAAAAAAATTAAAAAAAACGAAAAAAACTCTTGACAAACAATTGAATAAGTGCTATAATGAAAGCACAAAAGAGAGATGAACTCTCAAACAAAACTTAAGGGTTGCAACCTAATAGCAAGAAAGAGGTACAATATGATGACCACTCGTGAATTCCTGAACTCCGTTATCGAAGCCAAACTGTCCGATGAAGCGACAGAAAAGGCGCAGGCTCTGCTTGCTCAGATTGACAAGCGGAATGAGAAGCGGGCGAGCACGCCGAGCAAGACGGCAGTTGCCAATGCTCCTATCAAGGACGGCATCGTTGCTCTGCTTCAGAACGGCGCCAAGACGGCATCGGAAGTCGGTGCGGAACTGACCATTACCACGCAGAAAGCGTCTGCTCTGCTTCGCCAGCTTTGCGAGGACGGCGTCCTCAAGGCGGAAGAGGTCAAGGTCAAGGGCAAGGGCAAGGTCAAGTCCTATTCGGTCGTGACCGAGTGAGAAAAGGGGAGAGAAATCTCCCCTTTTTCTTTTTCTGCGATTTAGACGTGATACGTCTAACTCTACCAGTTGACAAATAGAAAAAATGTGATATAATAGACTTATCAAAAGAAAGGAAACACAAACCAATGGAACACAATTATCTTTACATTATCACGAACCCTTCAAGCGAATATTGCGGAGAAGCATTTTTCGTTTATGCGAACAGTAAGTCTGAAGCCGATTTAATGGCATATAGAGTTTTCGGTGAAAAGGCACATTTTGCGGGTCTGTACTCTGACGATGAAGCGGACGATATGGGGTTCGATACTTACTAATTTTTGAAATTTTCTCAATTTTGTTTTCATTTTTCCTCCTTTCTTCGGTGGCAAGTCCTAAAAAAACTTGCCATTGAAGATACTTAGACGTGATACGTCTAAAAAGTTTCCGAAAAAAGTACTTGCAATTTCTCGCAAGATGTGATACAATAAAGACATCAAAAGAAAGGGAGGTTCCGAAAATGGCAACTTCAAAAAAATCTCTGAATGAAAAACTCCGCAACTTTTATCTGACCCTTGTTTCCGATTTTCTGAAAGAAAAGGGCGAAGAAATCCTTGTAACGGGTTCTAACGAAATCTGCTTGCCTTGTGTGGACTCCGAGGGAAATGATGAGTTTGTAGTCATCACTTTCAAAGTCCCGACAGGTTCTCGTGATGGTGACCCGTACGATGGATACGGCATCGCAGAAGATTATGCGATGAAGTGCGAAGCGAAAGCGGAAAAGGCAAAAGAAACCGCACGCAAGAAAGCGGAAAAGATTGCCAAAGACAAAGCCGACCGCGAAGCACGCGCCAAAGCAAAAGCGGAGCATCAGGCAAAGGGAGAGTAAAATCTCCCTTTTATAATTAGACGTTATACGTCTAAAAACTGATGTTGACTTTTTCCTTATATGTGATATAATTAAACTATCAAAAGAAAGGAGAACTTCCAATGTATAAGGTTGAAGTCTTAAATGGTGGTATCAACAACAATGTTACTTTAGGTGCGCGTTACTGCTTCAGAAAGAAAACTGTTGTAGACTTGGCGCTTCAGTTCGATAGAAGTGAAGCGAAGTATGAAATCACAAAGTTGACCCATATCGTAAGCGACATTTTCGGTTGGTCGGATAGTGAACCCGCCGTTGATGATATTTACGATATGATTAACGAGCGGTCTTAAAGAATATCGTTGCGGTTGAACAAAGTTCAACTGCCTTCTTAGACGTTCTACGTCTAAAAAAACTTTTATTTTTCTCTTGACTTTTTCTTGTTTCGGTGATATACTTGTCTTATCAAAAGAAAGGAACTTCCCAAAAATGATTATCAGAGTATTTGACACCGAAACAACCTCACTTGACAAGCCGTTTTGCTATAACATCGGTTATGTCCTTATCGACACCGACACTTGGAAGCCCGTTCTTGAGCGTGATTATGTCGTTGAACAGGTATGGCACAACCTGCCGCTGTTCCAGTCCGCATATTACGCTGACAAACGCCCCATCTATGTTCAGCGCATGCGCGCCCGCCAGACCACGATGGACAAGTTCGGCTACATCTGCCAGCAGATGATTAGAGAAAACAAGCAGTACAACATTCAGCACGCTTATGCGTACAACTCGCCTTTCGACGTGAAGGTTTTTGACTTCAACTGCGATTGGTACAAGTGTTCAAATCCGTTTGATACTGTTCAGGTTCACGATATTCGCGGTTATGTTCATCAGTTCCTTGTTGATGAAGAATATAAGAAGTATTGCGAAGAACACGAACTTTTTACAGATAGCGGAAACTACTCCACCACCGCCGAAGCCGTTTATCGGTATATGTTCTTTGATGATTTTGATGAAGAACACACCGCACTGGCAGACAGTAGAATTGAAGCCGAAATCTTAAGGGAAACGATCGACAAAGGCGCGGACATTACAAGAGATGAAGCAGTTTATCGGTCAATTGAAAGAAAAGTTGAAAAGACTTTGCACATCAAGACGGCAGAACAGACGGACTATTATTTCGATTATGAAAAAATCCGTATCAATAAGGCAAAGACGGAAATCACCTTAAGGTGATTTCCCCTTTCCCACTTAGACGTGATACGTCTAAAACATAAACAAAATAAAACTTGAAAAATAGAAAAATTTATGTTATAATAAAATTACAAAAAAGAAAGGGAAATTTCACAATGAAGAAAATTTATCACTACGCAAAACTTATCGTTAGAAGCATTACTGATGAACTTGAAGTTGCCGAAGGCGATGAAAACTCTTTTGACTTTGAACAGAACCTCATCACGCTTGATTTTACACCGCAACCTGATTTTGGTTTTGCTCGCCACCGCAGAGAAGTCCATAAATGCCACTTAAAAGTTGATGAACGGCTTTGGACTATTCTTCACGAAATCGGTCATTATATGACAGATGATGAACTGACGGAAGAAGATTACAAGGAAACCGAAGTTGCAAAACTTTATTGTAGCCTTGTCCCCGAAGATTTAGCGAAAAACAACCCAGCCATTCAGAACTTATATTTTGATACTCCGTCCGAATGGTTGGCGACCGAGTGGGCAATCGACTATGTTAAACACCACTATTTCAAATGCAAAAAGTGGTCAAGAGGTTTTCGGTCATATTGACCGAACCGATTTAGACGTGATACGTCTAAAACGGGGTATTGACTTTTTATTTCTATATGATATAATCATTTTAGAAAGGAAGGAATACTAAAATGATTATTCGTTTTGCAACTGAAAAAGATAAGTTATCGGCAATCAGAAGTTTACAGAAAAATCAAACTAATTATAATACAGTTGCGCAATTAAAAGAAGATATTTCCCTCAATCGTTTAATCGTTGCAGAAAATAATGGAAAACTTCTTGCGAAATGTGCATTAGTAGAAGAAACTTCCTATAATTATATGGCAATTAAACGGCTTTGCGTTTTTTCTAACAAATCAAAAGGAAAAGGAATTGCAAGCGCCCTTATCAAATATGTGATTTCCTTAAATCTTGGAATTCTTGGCGCAACTCCGTGGGCAGATAACGAAGCAACAAAACACATTCTTGAAAAAAATGGCTTTAAGTTTCAGTATACTTTTTTAGATAATTATTGTTTCTACAAAAGAGATTTCTAATCTCTTTTGACTTAGACGTAACACGTCTAAATTTATTTTCAAAAAGTGATTGACTTTTTTAACATTTGGGTTTATAATTGACTTATCAAAAGAAAGGAAGGTATTGCAAATGGCAACATCTCGTAAGTCTCTCCGTGAGGAACTCCGCAACCAGTATCTTGAGCGCATTATTGCTCTCTTCCAGTCCAGTGATGAAGAAGTCCTGCGCACTGGGTCGAACGAAATTGCGTTCCCTTGTGTCGATAGGGAAGGCAACGATGAGTTCATCGTCATCACCGTGAAAGTGCCGACTGGCGAGCGTGGTGGCGACCCCTATGACGGTTATGGCGAAGCCGAAGCCTATGCTATGAAGGTAGCGAACAAGGCAGAGAAGGCGAAGGAAGCCGCCGCCAAGAAGGCAGAGAAAATCGCCAGGGACGAGGCAACTCGCAAGGCGAGAGCCGAAGCCAAGGCGAAAGCCAAAGCGGAGAAGGAAGGGGAGTAATCCCCTTCTTTTCCCGAAAAAACTTAGACGTAATACGTCTAAAACTTTTTTGAAATTTCTGTTGACTTTTTAAGGGGTCTATGATATACTCTATATTGTCAAGGGGAGAGGAAACAGAGAGACAGACACCTCAAAAAAAATTAAGAAGGCGCCAAAAAACCCCTTGACAAACTTCAAAAAGTCTGCTATAATGGACTTACAAACAAAGGAGATGAACTCCTAAAAAAATTGAGGGTCGCCACCTTATAGCGAGAAAGAGGTATCAAATGACTACTCGTGAATTCCTTAATGCCGTTATCGAAGCGAACATTTCGGACGAACTCAATGACCAGGCGAAGGCGATGGTCGCCGCTCTGGACAAGCGCAACGCGAAGCGCGCCGCCACTCCGTCCAAGACCGCCGTGGCGAATGAGCCGATTAAGGCTTCTATCGTTGACCTTTTCGTCAATGGTGGTAGCAAGACCGCTTCCGAGGTTGCGGTTGCTCTGACCATCACCACGCAGAAGGCTTCCGCCCTTCTCCGCCAGTTGGTTGAGAACGGCACTCTCACTTCCACCGAAGTGAAAGTCCCGAAGAAGGGCAAGTGCAAGGCTTACACCCTTGCGGAGTGAGAAAAAGAGGGGAGCAATCCCCTCTTTTTTCTACAATGTTTTTAGACGTAACACGTCTAAATAAAGGTCTTGCATTTTTCTAAAAAAGTGTTATAATAAGAGTATCAAAAGAAAGGAAATTTCCGAAAATGACAGTTTTAGTAAATGTTGATGAGTGGGTTCTTAAATCTTTGAAACAAGATTTAGACTGGGCAATCGAAGATGAGGACGAAGTCGAAATCAAAAGACTTACGGAGATTTACACAAGACTTGATGAACTTGATAATAGGTTTACCGAAGTCAAAACTCTTAAAGAGTTTGGCGAACTTATTGAAGAGTTGAAAGACTGGGAGTTGAAAGTCGATGTAAGTTATGACTCTCATTTTGAGCAATTTGATATTTGGGTTGAGTTCGTGTAAACGAACTCTTCCTTCTTAGACGTGACACGTCTAAAAAATTTTTTAATTTACTATTGACTTTTCCGTTTTTATCGTTTATAATTGACTTATCAAAAGAAGGGAGGTCGCCTAATGACCAAGCAGTATTTTATGGTTCTCGATGTTGAGACCGCCAATTCTACCGATGATGCCCTTGTCTATGATTTAGGGTATGCCATCGTTGACCGCAACGGAGAAGTCTACGAAGCTGATAGTTTCATCGTTTCTGATATTTTCTTTGAGGAAGCCGAGATGATGAATTCTGCCTACTATGCTTCCAAAATTCCCCAGTACCTCAAAGGTATTGAAGAAAAAGCCTTCAAGGTTCGCCGTTTCT